ATACATCCGATAAAAGGCGTTAACACGGATATGCACGGCAATCCTATAAGTGGTAATAATAATTTGGTTTGGAACGACAAGCAAACCCTTACCAACGCACTAGCAAGGATAGCAGAACTGGAACAATCACTTAACGCTACTAAATCAAACCTAAACCTTTGAAAATTAAGAAATTAACCGTATATTAGTAAGACTAAAACCAACTGTATGAGCAAGTATTATAAACACCGTAACGGATTAGTAGTAAAATGGTTAAATGATAACAATAGCATTGCTTTTACTGGTGTTGTTGTTAATGTGGGCGGTTCGGCTTGGAAATTAAAAGAAAAAAATGATTACCTTTTCATTGAAGACTTTACCACATACACCCCAACACCACAAGAATTAGCAGAATGGGGCGAAACAGCCGCGCTAAGCAACGATAATCCAAAAGACGACAAAGATATTAACCTACGCTTAGAGTGCCTTAAATTGGCTGTAATGTCAAATCAAGGTATTGGACATGATAGTGAAGTTTTAACTAATGAAGCAACTGAATTTTATAACTGGATAACCCAAAAGCCATGAAACACCAACTAATACCAAACACCTATGCAATCTGCGAAAGCACGGAGCAGTGTAAAGAACTATTCGAGTTGGCTAAAAGGAAGGGCATAAAAACTCATTTTGACCCAATAGATGATTCACAATATGCTACTTATGATTTAAGGCTACTTTCATTTAACGAAGAATATGGTTTGGTAGCTGATGGATATAATTGTCAAGAAAGCCTTTCAATGGACAATACCTTCATTGACCTACCCGAATTTACAGCCCGTTTAAAGGGAGAATGGGTAGAGGGTAAGACTGTAACGCTAAGTGATGGCACATGGATGATGTTGCTATCTGCATTAGATGCCAGTGAGGTAAATGATTATTCAGATGTTATAAGTGAAATCAAGGAACAACTAAACAACCAATAGATTATGGAATACTGGATAAGCATTGGGAGAGTTTTAACTGACAGAGAAAGGGCTATTTTACCAGCACTTGTATATTCTGAATATATCGAATTACCCGTTGGGGCTTTTCATGGTGCTTTTATCCGCTTGATATGGTGGAAGTGGGGGATTGTTTTAGGTAAAAGCAAAAAATAAGATTATGGAATGGATAAGCGTAAAGGATAGGCTGCCCGAAATAAGCTCAAATGAGTTAGATGATGACTTTGTAGAAGATATACTATTATTAGTTATTGTCTCAACAAGTGATGAATTTAGTGGTGGTCAAATAATTGTCGAAGGGTATTACTCAAATCTTGGGTTTCAAACCTATAAATTTTCGGATAGCTTTAGTGATGTGTTATATTGGATGCCTGCACCACCATTACCAAACAACGAATAAATAATGTATCTTTGTATAAACCGCAAACCAATGAGCGAAAAAATAGATTTAACACTTAGCAGGATACTTGTCTTGTTGATGGTACTTACTGGCGACTTCCCAACTTGGGCTGGTGCTATTATCATACCTTTATTGGTTGTTCAATTTATAGGCTTTTCCATTAACTTGGTGAGAAAATACAAGGCTAAACCATAAGACTATGCCAGTACAAACATACAGGCGCAAACCGATAGAAGTACAAGCCATACTATGGGACGGGACTAACACCAAAGAAGTAACCGACCTAATAGGCGAGGATATGTTAATCGGTGTGGGCGAATACGGGATAGGCTTTAAGCTGAAAAACCCTACCCACTATGGCAACGACAGATTACTACTGCGACAAGGCTCTGTCTTGGTAAAGTACCCAAACGGGCAAATGTCGAACGCTGGATTGTACCGACCCGAAGAATGGGAATTAGTAGAAACTAAACAGGATTGATTTATGCCATTACCGAAAGTAAAAGAAAAGGAAAAAGCAAGCGAGTATTTAAAGCGGTGCATACCAGTTGAAACCAATGCAGGCAAGTCCAGCGACCAAGCGGCGGCGATTTGCTATGCTGAATATAAAAAACAAACCAAAGCCAAATGAGCAGCCAAAAACTAGAACGATTTATTGATAAGTATTCAGATGTTGAGATGCGATTTGATAGTGTTGTAAACTTCAAACACGCTGGAAAGCATTACAGCATTGATTACGGCAAAACCACTATGCTAAGTTTCATTGATTGGATGTGCATCAGCGATTATAAAGTGTGGACTATAAGCAACGACAATGGGTTTACTTTTGTTACGGGAAACTTATTGCAAGCGTTCAAAGCTATATTGCACTACAACAAAGTAGGTAATGGCGATTTTTTACAGATAGTAGCGCACAAAAGCTACACGGCTGCATACCAAGATTTGCTGCAATGCGAGATTGATTTTACCGAAAGCGGTGGCGATTTGTCAGATTTTAAAATTGAAATTGTAAACCCTCACAAATGATAGATTTTAAAACACCGTGCCAAATACCTATCTTTGGTATAGAGAACGAGCCGACCTTTACAGAGTACGAAAGAAAACTATACAACTACGTACGCTATCAAATTGGCTACTTAGGTGTAATTGTTATGAGCAATGTTTTAAAGTTCTACCAAGAGCAGGAAATGTGGGAGGAGTGCAAAGCTATTCACAGGGCGATTGTAAATTACTGCACTAAAAAGGGCATTGAAGTACCGCCACTAGATGACTACACAAGCTACCAAGATGTTATATTGAAATGGCAAAACGATGTAAAAATACACCTATCAACTGACCATTTAGAAAACAGAACGGATTATTGTATAGGTAGAATTTACGATAAATTTATAGCTACCAAAATTGATTGATTTATGCCAGCAGGTAGACCAAGCGAATATAACGAAATGATAAAGCTAAGTACGGACTAACACATATACCATGAGCGAGATAGACAGCCTTCTGTTTCAGGAAAACAATACCAGTGATAGCAACTTTAATGCCAAAGCGAAAAAAATAGCGTGGCGAAAGACCATACGAAAAGAAAGTAGGGATGAAGATTTTGACACACTAATAACATCAGTAGGAGGATTACCCAACACAGATGAAGCGGTAATAATCAAAACAAACGGATGCAGCGATACAGGTTCTATATTCACTTATATCAACCAAAAAGAAACAGTAACGGAAGTATACCTATCTACTTGGATAATAAGCCGAAGCAATATTGAACGCCTTTTAAAATGCTTTGATGCTGGAGCAACATTGACGTTTGTTGTATCAAAAAGATTAAAAGAACTTAAAAAGTCAGATTATGCTTATCTTGTGGAGCAATTCCAAAAAAGGAAAGGCATAAAGTATAAAGTGGCGAACTGCCATGCTAAAACATTTTCTGTAAAAACAGTACAAGGCAACCATTATACCGTAACAGGTAGCGGAAACTGGACGGAAAACCCAAGGATTGAAAATTACATCATTACAAACGATGTAGAATATTTTGGACATAATAAGGAATGGATGGAGGAAGTAACCAATGGCTAAAACTGTATCAAACGATGCTGAAATAGCGATAAGAGTAGGCAAGATAGTGGAATTGCTTTTAAGAGGTTATACAAGGCGTAAAATTGTAGAATTAACTACAAATGATTACAATGTGTGCATTAAGACAGCAGACACTTATATTGCTAGGGCAAAGGAGATTATAGTTGATGAAATGAAAGGTAGCCGTGATGAAATGATAGCAATGGCAGCTTCAAGATACCACGACCTTTACATGAAGAACTATAACATACAAGACTACCGAGAAGCTAGGGCGGTTCAAGATAGTATGAATAAGTTGTTTGGTTTGGAAGCCCCCAAAGCGGTTGACGTAACCAGCGGAGGAGATAAGATAACTTGGAACGAGGTCAAGACCTATGACAAGCCCGAAAAAGAATAGTATTGATAATCAGTACCCAAACACGAAAAAACACGGGTTTAGCCAACAATGAAATTATCACTTAAACAGACATGCGCCCTCGACCTTTTGGAGGACAATGTTACAAGTGAAATACTTTTCGGAGGCGGTGCCGGTGGCGGAAAATCGGTACTCGGTTGTTATTGGATAACAAAGAGTGCGTTAAAGTACAAAGGTACTAGGTGGTTAATCGGCAGGGCAAAGCTAAAGACCCTAAAGGAAACCACGTTGAACACATTATTTGAAGTATTTAAGATGCAGGGCATTACCACAGCCATGTACAACTACAACCAAACGAGCGGTATAATATCCTTTAGTAATGGAAGCGAGATATACCTAAAGGACTTATTCTACTATCCATCAGACCCTAACTATGACGAACTTGGTTCGTTAGAAATAACAGGGGCGTTTATAGACGAAGCCAATCAGCTAGTAAAGAAAGCCAAAGAGGTGGTTAAAAGCCGTATAAGGTACAAGCTGGACGACTATGGATTGATACCTAAAGTGCTGATGACCTGCAACCCGTCAAAGAACTGGATATACAAAGACTACTACAAGCCCTACACCTCAAACGAACTGCGTAAGGATTGGGCGTTCGTGCCGTCATTGGTGCAAGATAACCCCGATATATCCAAACACTACATAGACAACCTTAACAGCATACAAGATAAAGCCATTAGGGAGCGTTTACTAGGCAATTGGGATTATGACCTTAACCCTGCAAGGCTGATGCCTTACGATGCGTGTTACAACCTATTCACCAACGACCACGTTAAGGGCGGCACTAAGTACATCACAGCGGACATAGCCCGTTTCGGAAAAGACAAGACCGTTATAATCGTATGGGACGGGTTCAAAGCTATCGAGGTGGTGGTACACAAAACCAACACAATAACCGAAGCAGCCGACAACATCAAGTCGTTAGCCAACCGCTACGGTATACCCATGAGCCAAGTGGTGTGCGATGAGGACGGTATCGGTGGGGGTGTGGTGGATATGCTAAGGTGCAAGGGCTTTATAGCCAACAAGACCAGCAGCACATACGCCAATACCAAAGCCGAGTGCTACTTTATGCTAGCCGAAAAGGTGAACAAAGCGGAAATGCACATAAGGTGCGATGACATGGAAATGATTATCCAAGAACTTCAGGCAATCGAACGGGCGAACATAGACAAGGACACGAAACCGAGCATCAACTCAAAGGAAAGCCAAAAGCAGATATTGGGACGCAGCCCCGATTATGCTGACGCCTTGATGATGCGTATGTACTTTGAAGTTAATTCTAACGTAATTTATGGTATATTAGCGATATGACAGAAGACATAAGACAAGCGATAAGCGCAGCCGTTGGGCGTGAGTTCACGTTTAAAGGCAGTACAAAGGATTGCCACATATTCAAGACCGAGCCTAATGATAATGGGCATTACTTTTTATTCGTGGTTAAAATAGATAACGTGGCGGTCTGCTCACTGGTTGAAATAGATAGCGAAGGTGAAGTATGGGACGGGCGGTTATTTGATGTGGCAAAGTATGTAGACAATTTAAGGGCTAAAGGACACAACCTATGACATTAAGACAGTACATTGACATAATGGATGCCCTTATAGGAGTTGAACTTACGGACGACCTAACGGCAACTGACCTATTCGTAACGCACCCCAAAAAGGCGTACAAGATACTGGAAGTAACGACAGGCAAAGATGAAGCGGAACTAAAGAAACTACCGCCCACGCAAATAGCAGGAATGCTCGATGTGGCGGTCAGCGGTATTCAGATACCCAAGCCCTACGAAGTGCCTTTTATCGAGGTCAACGGAAAAACCTACAAAGCGTGCGAGCCGTTGTTAAAAGACATGGCAGGCGACAAGGTGGTTTATGGTGAGATAACCTTTGGCAATTGTTTGGAAGCCTTTACGATACTTGACAACACCACCCACCAACACAAAGCAATACCGATGGTGCTGGCGTATGTGTACGAGGGTGAAGGACACCCCACCGAACGGGCGGCTGAATTTATGGACATGGATTACAGGGATGCAGTAAGTGCTTTCTTTTTTTTTGCGAAGTTAGGAGCTGGATATATTCTACATTTATCAAGCCAACTAGGAGCGATTATAGGACAGACAAACACAAAGCCGCAGCCAAAAGGGCAGGCGAAAAGGAGTTGATGCAATTAGGATGGTATTCTACGTTAAGGGAGGCAAGTCCAGACCTATCCACGGACGACATAATAAAAGCCAAACCAGCGCACGAGGTGTTTGCGTACATACTTAGCAAGCGAATGAACAACAAAGTAGAATACAAGACGCAAGTAATTATGAGCGAGGTTGCAAAATAGGAAACTAATATTTATATTTGAGGTATGGAAATACACAAAGATAGTGCAGGCAATGTATGGGAATTTAGGGAGTTCCCTTATAAAGCTAATAGCGACACTAACGAGTTGGTGGAACTTACTTTAACCGTACCTAAACTAAGCCCCGAACAAAAAAAGGCTTTAGATGAATTGCGACTAGAAAGCGATAAATTTGTAAGCCAACTGCAAAAGGATGTAGTGAAAGCTATTGGTGATTACGAACACCAATTGCATCAACAACACCCTGAAATGAAAGGTAGGACTTTAGCCGAGATTGGCATAACCCCAACATTGACCTTTGAAGAGGATAGTATTAAAATCGAGTTCAAATGAAGATAGTAGAAAGGTTTTACCCTGCAAGCAAGGAGCGTTGGTACGGCATTACCGAAGTCGATGTTGTTGACGGAAAGCAAACGTACCCGTATGAAGACAAAGCCGAAGCGATGGCGGAGTTAAGGCTATTGAAGCTGAAGGAGCGTGGGCCGAAAGACAAGGGCAAGTTCAGAGACAAACAATACGAAAGCGCACTAAAAGCAACAGACAGGATATGACGACTTACCCAGATGCAACGGAGGAAGATATTGTGCAAGCGGTTTATAACTGTTACAACTGTCCGTTTGCCCGTTTCAATGCCGTTATCCATTACAGGCGTTACGGGGTGTTCCCGTTCAACCCACAACTAAATTAAGTATGAAAGCAGATATTAATTTAGTCATTGAACCGATAGACGTGAAAGTTTATGATAATGGCGTTGAATCTATGGCGCACTTGGATGCTGGTGATTGTATCTATAAAGACAAATCGGATTACTACATACTGATTGATGAAATAACTTACACTATACTTAGTGATACAATGGAGCAAATTAAAACAGAGCCTTGGCTTTGTGATTGATATAAACAACTAAACTAACTATGAAACTAGGCGAATTTAAAGAACCATTAATTAACGGAATTGTTGCGTTGTTTTGGGCAGTACTATTTTTTATTCTGACAAGCAACAAGGATATTACCCTAGCATTGTTTATTGTTGTGCATCAAATGCACTCAGTAGCAACGTACTTCCGCAATAGAATAAACAATAAGTGATACCTAAAATACTGTTAGGAGCACCAATAAGCCAACGCAAGGCGTATGTACTTGACGAGTGGTTAAAGTTCATTAGGACGCTTACCTATCCTAATTTACATATCATTCTAGTAGACAACAGCCCCGACCCGAACTGGCACAAGTCAATCAAAGGTTTTGACGTTAGGTACGTACCGCCAGTAGGTAGACCTGAAAAATACATTGCCGAGTCCCAAGAGGTCATTAGAAAGTACGCCCTAGCTAACGACTTTGATTACCTATTCAGTCTTGAGTGCGATAACTTTTGCCCTGTCAACACCATTGAGTTGCTACTGGCGCACCGCAAAGACAACGTAAACGTGCCGTACTTCCTAAAGGGCGATGAGCAAACAACCATAGGCGTACAATTAGCAGGCATCAAATACAAAGACTACAAGCGTTACGATGTTATGCCGCCCTCGTTGAACATGGACTACATGAAAGGAAAGCTAATGACAGGCGTACCGTCAATCGGTTGCAGCTTGTTTAGTCGTAGGTTGTTGGAGTTGCAGAAGTTCAGGCACGTATCGGACCAAGTAGGCAAGTATAGCGATAGTTGGTGGCATTGGGATAGCATACGCAACGGCATAACACCATACGTAGACACAACATTATTCAGCGAACATAAAAGGAACAGAAAGTGGAAGCAATAGACATTTGGAACGAAAGAGTAAAGAACGAGCAAGAGTATTTGGAAATGTACCGTAACCTTGTGGAGTGCCTTAAAAGCGAACTATCAGAGGACGTAAAGGACAGCAAGTATTGGGACAAGAAAATAAACATCCGCCAAATCGAGAACGAGATAGCATCAAAAGAAATGTACCTTAACTCGTTGTTGAACGACAAAGCCCAACAGGAAGCAATGGTGAAGTTCAAGATGCACCTAGCGAAAGAAAAGGGCAGCGACATATTGAGGGCGGCACGTAACCCGTTAATGGCACGCAGCAACAGGGCAAACGAGTTGGAGGGCATACTAAAGGAAAAGCACGAGAACGGCACGGAAAGTTGGGCGGACTGGATATGGCGTATCAACGAGGTGCTTAACAAACTGCAAGCGTTGAAATGATAACACTATTGCAGCCGTGGTACGTGTCCACCAACAAAGCCCGTCAAAAGGAACTTGAAATATGCTTGCATAACAACCTAGCAAACGAGCACATCACAAAGGTAGTGTTGTACTGTGAGCATGAGTGCAAGGTAGAGCACCCCAAGTTAGTCAAGGTAATAATCAACCGCAGGGCAATGTACAACGATATGCTAAGCGGACGTGGCATAGTAGTGTTAGCCAATACGGATATTTACTTTGATGACACAATAGAGTTAGCCAAAGGCATAAAGGAAAACGAATGTTACGCCCTATCAAGATGGGACGTTAAAGGCAATAAGATAGTTCCCTTCCACGGTACGGACACGCAAGACGTTTGGATATTCAACAACCCTAATTTGAAAGTTGGTGATTACGGAATGGGTATGCCGGGATGTGATAACAGGATAGCCAAGGAGATACTGGACGCAGGTTATAAGATAACGAACCCTTGTATGAGCATAAAGGCATTACACCTTCACGAAACGGGCTATCGTACCTATACCGCCAAAGATACCGTTCACGGATTATATCACTACGTTATACCTTGTTACTTATGAAAGTGCTATACATATCACTAGGTAGACACCAAACCAGTCTAGAGCAAGCCCTTAGAGGTATTGCCAGTGAGTTTAAACAAATAGACTGGACAGAGAACCCGTCAACGTTAGATGCAGCTATTAAAAGCGTTCTATTGACGTTTAGCCCCGACCTAACATTCATGCAGCTGCAACGGGAAGGGCTGGTGAAGCCCGAAACGCTGCAAATGATTAGCGGCAAAAAATACAATTGGACGGGCGATGTGCGTACACCGATACCGCAATGGTACAAGACGTTAGCCCCGTACTTTGATTTGACTTTATTCAGTAACGGGAACGATGTAGAAGAGTTTAAACGCTTGGGCTTACGTAGCGAGTTCCTAAATATAGGGTTCGAGGAAAAGGACTACAACCTAGATGGAGCAAAGATAGATAGCGGTGTGGTATTTATGGGCAACAACTACGTTAACCAGTTCCCGTTATCCAAGTTCAGAGCCGACATGGTAAAAGCGTTACCGTTTATCGAGGTATACGGTGGCAACTGGGCAAACGCCAAAGGCGACCTTAACAACGACCCACAAAAGGAAGCCGCAATTTACAGGGGTTGTAAAATGGCTATCAACTTATCACACTTTGACTACGACAGATATTCGAGCGACAGGATGTTACGTATAATGGCTTGCGGTGCGTTCTGTTTATCGCACCACTACAAAGGCATCGAAAAGGATTTTGAAGTAGGTGTAGACCTTGTTACATGGCGCACGTTTGACGAACTAAAGGAACTGGTACAATATTACTCAAGCCGTCCTAACGAAGCCCTAGCGATAGCCGCTAACGGTTGCGAAAAGGTATGGGAAAAACATAAATGGAGCGATAGGATAAATGATTTACTTAAACTGGCATAGGTCTGCAAACTTTGGCGACAGGCTTAGCAAGATAATAGCCGAATACCTATCTAAAGATACGGTAGTCACCTACAATGGCGAGCACTTGGAACATTATATGCTCGTAGGTAGTATAGCAAACCACGCCAATGAGAACACAATCATTTGGGGTGCAGGTGTAGCCAACACAAACGACTACATAACCAAGGTAAAAGCCGTGCCAATGATAAGAGGCTTGTTGAGCAAAGAGATAGCGGAGCGCAGCGGTAACGTAGTGGGTAAGGTGGGCGACCCCGTTTTGCTCATGCCACAGATTTACAAGCCCAAAGTAACCAAAAAATACAAGCTAGGTATAATTCCGCACGTTGTGGAATATCTAGGTGTAGCCACTAGGTACATGGAGCATGACGACTATCTTGTTATCGACCTATGTAAGCACCCTTACGAAGTAATTAATGACATATTGTCATGCGAGAAAACCATTAGCAGTAGCTTACATGGCATAATTGCCTCACACGCTTACGGAGTGCCTTGCGAGTGGGTTAGGTTCTCGAATAAAATAGGTGGTGATGGTTTCAAATATTTTGATTATTTTAGCAGCGTTGGTATACCGATGCACGATGTGATAGATTTGGAACACTCGCACCAATATATTGAGATACCTAATTACGAAATAAAACATAACCTAACATTAAAAGACAATCCATTCTTATGAGCGACGCATTTAACAGGGATAACCATTTACATGAGAAGTTCAAGCAACTGATTGAAGATAACGCTATCGAAGTAGTTATCGAAACGGGTACTTATCATGGTAGGAGCACACGGGCTTTTGCTGATATGGGCGTATTGGTTCACAGTGTGGACAGCAACTCAAGTTACCTAGCCGAAGCAAGGAACTACATAGGTAATATGGCAAACGTAATGTTGCACCACGGTAACAGCCCCGACTTTCTAAGGGTTATACTTCCGACATTGAAAGACAAGAAGGTGCTTATGTTCTTGGATGCGCATTGGGAGCACCATTGCCCGTTGATTGACGAACTGGAAATAATAGCCAAAAGCGGTGTAAAGCCGATTATCGCAATCCACGATTTCAAAGTACCTGACAAGGACTTTGGTTTCGATGTGTACCACGGTCAGCCGTTCGAGTGGTCGTGGATTGAGCCGAGCGTTAAAAAGATTTACGATAAATTCACCCATTACTACAACACCGAAGCCGCAGGCGCAAAGCGTGGAGTAGTATTCATAGAACCTAAATAACATGGACACAAAACAATTCTTCAAGAACTTTCCCGTAATGCCCAAAAAGGTGTATTCGCAAACAGGCGAAGAGGGAATACTGGAATACATTTTTAGCCACTTCCCACCCAAAGGCAAATACCTAGTCGATTTCGGGGCAGGTGACGGTGTTAATTTAAGCAACTCACAACTACTATTGCAAAACGGCTGGCAAGGTCTTAGGATGGACGGTAAGGCCGCTGGTGATGTAAAACAGGAATACATCACAGCCGAAAACATCGTACCGTTATTCAAAAAATACCAAGTTCCGCAAACATTCGACCTATTGAGCATCGATATGGATGGTAACGACTATTGGGTATTGAAAGAAATACTAAAGGTTTACAAGCCGTTGGTTATCGTAGCCGAGATAAACGGGTGCTTAGAGCCATACCAAAGCGTAGCGATGAAGTACAACCCTACGCACGTACATGAGGGCAACGACTATTATGGCGCAAGTTTCCAAGCGTTCAAAGAACTATGCAAGGATTATGTAGTGGTGCACAACCGCCATAACCTTAACATCTTTTTGGTGCACAAGGATTTGATAGGCAACATCGAAAGCCCCGTTACTTGTATCAGAGACCAGTACCACCACCACAGCCCTAACCGTGAGTGGGTGGCTAACCCTATTGAGGTTGAAGTTGTTGGCGTGGAGTATGACGAAGTAGCACCCGATGGCACGGAGTTTATACCGTTTGAGGGCAGCGATATTGAAGCGAAAGTGAACGCTTATAAGGAGCGTTTCCCAGCAGATGATGAGCAACCAGTACCAGCACCGAAAAGACGTGGCAGACCTAAAAAAAGCAAATGAAATTAGCGGCAGTATACAACGTATGGGACGGATTAGAGCACTTGGATAAGTCCATAAGCCTAATATACCCTTTTGTCTACCATGTTATTCTAGTTTGGCAGGACGTGAGCAACTTTGGTGAGCACAACCCCGACACGGCAACAATGGTGCAAGTGTTGGCTACTAAATACCCAAAGGTAAAGCACCTACACTATTCACCTGATGTAAGCAAGGGCGGTACAAAGAACGAAGCCGACAAGCGTTTCAAAGGCACTATGCTGGCAAAGGAATTAGGGTCTACCCATTTCCTGCATATCGACACGGACGAATATTACGTACCTAGCGACTTTGAAAAGGGCAAGGCGTTTGTTTTAGAGCACAACTTGGACACAAGCTATTGCAGGTTGGTTACGTATTTCAAACAACCTAATTACAGGCTTGAGCCGTTGGAAAGTTACTACGTACCGTTTATTTGTAAAATCACATCTTGCAATATCGGTGGATTTAGGGTGTATGTAGACCCGACACGTGGCACAAGTCCAGTAGGGCGTTGCAAAGAAGTTCCGATACTAATGCACCACATGAGTTATGTTAGAAATGACATGGCTATGAAGCTACGCAACAGCAGCGCACGGGTTAACATCAGGAACATGGAGCAGCGGCTAAAAGAAATTAACGATTGGCAGTTAGGGCAACCGCACCCGTTTATGGCAGGGTTCAATATAATCGAAACTGAAAACTTGTTTGGTTGAAAGAATAGTGCTACCTTAGCATTGTTGTTAGTGGTAAGCCCAACCCCGTAAGGTTGGGTTTTTTATTGCCTAAAAAATAATTTAGGTTAGTCTAAAACTATTGTTTGGTAACTCTAAATTTATTATATTTGGGGCATGGCAACCCTAAAGACCGTTATCGACATACTGCAAACCACAGCCGAAGCAATGGCAGGGCTTAACGGTTTCATATACGGCAACCGCTCGGAGATTAATACGTTAGGCGAAAAGAACTATCCTTTATTGTTGGTTGACCGCAATTTAACCATAACGTCAATGGAGTTGATAGGTGGGCGCAGGGTGTATTCTGTTTTGTTCCAGTTTTTCAGTTTATATCACAGGGACTTGGAAGCGCAAGATGTAGACCAAGACGCACAAGAGGCGTTATTGGTTGTTGCCGAACAGTATCTAAAGGAAATACGAAGACGTTTTAAGTTAGACCAAAGGATTAGGATAATCAACGACACCGTGAACAACGGGGACTTCACTTTCAACTACACCAACGATAGGTTATTGAGGTTGCAGTTCACAGTCCCGATTGAGGTATTTGATAACAGCTGCAACAACGGGGTGTTCAACTATGGAGTTAGCTAACTTACGCAAGGAACTTGAAATAGTAGGTGCGTTTATGGCTAACGTATTGATTGCTGAATTGTATGCAAAGGGCAAGGTAGCAAGCGGCAACCTAGTGGATAGTGTGGAATTTCAGATTGTAGAAAAAGACGACAGGGTCGTTGTTGACCTTTTGGCAGATAGGTACATTATCAACGTAAGCCAAGGGCGCAAAGCAGGCTATCCAAGTGGGGGTGATGGGTCATTCCTAAAAGCGTTGATTGAGTGGGTCAAGATTAAGAGCATTGAAACCGAGGACAAGAAAGTAAAGGCGGCAGCATGGGCAATCCGTGAAGCGATATTCAAGCGTGGCATACCAGCAACCAATGTGATAGAGTTTGCGATTGAAGAGATAGATAAGCAAGTTGACGCAATGGTTCGTGAAGCGATATTCAAAGACATCAAGCTCCACTTTGACGGGGTGATAGACAGGCTAAACAGATGATAACACTACTAACAGAGCAAGCGACACCCTTAGAAAGTTTTACCAACGCAGTTTGGAGCGTTACGAGCGATGACGTGAACATAAAGAAAATGTACTGTCTTTTCCAAGGCGTTAACGGCAACCTTGATAGCAGCTTTATAGAGTTAAGGGTGCAACCCAGCATAGCAGGTACAGCCGTGTTCGAGTTCGATTTGCAGGAGTTCTACCGTGACAACCTAAGCTACAACATACAGACGCCAGCGATAGCGGCAAGGCAATACACCGCACCTAACAGCTACTTCACCTTGCTTAGTTACAACTTTGTCGAGTTGTTGGACAGCAACGGGGTGCTGGTGCAAGGCGATGACCTAGCGGCAATCACAAGTAAGGTAGTAATAAACGCAGCCCGTCAAACGTACAATGCTGCAGGATTGCCGAACAAGGTAATAACCACTAGCGGATTTAACGAGTTTTTGACTAACAGCCCACGAACCATAGACATAGCCACTGGTGAAAGCTACGTACTTAGCCTATACACCGCCAGTACATCCATCAATGCCATATCGGTCAACTTCAGGGACTCGGCAGGCAACTCATTGGCAAGCCACACAATCAACTACACCGCTAGCATAAGCGGACGTTACGACATAGCGATAGGATTGGCTAACCTAGCAACGGCAGGCATAACACCACCAGCAGGGGCGTACGACTACCGTATAAGCGTTGGGCAACAATCGGGAACATACACAAGGTATAGTGAGTTCTTTGTGTTCAAGATTGTAAATAAGTGCGATGGAGCGGTACGGGTTCACTTTTTAAATAGGTGGGGCGGTTTCGACAGCTTTACGTTTGACGGCTACAACGAAAGCAGCATACAACCACGGAGCACCCAATACGAGAAGTATTTAAGCAACGGGTTCACACCACAGGATAGGGGCGCACAAGCCCAATATAGGGACGTGGTGCAGTTAAAACAGTTGAACACCAAAGCCATAAGCAACGAGCAATTGGAGTGGTTAGCGGAACTAGTAGGCAGTCCAGTAGCTTATATCGAGGAAAGCGGTCAATTGATACCGATAACGATTGACGATAAGAGTGCACTTATAAGCGACATAAACAACGTCAGTACATTGCAGATAGCTATAAGGCTGGCAAACAACATAAGAAACCAAAGGTTATGATTGAGGTAACGCTATACGAGAACGATGCGAACATGGGTACTATCGAGATTAACGATAGCGACAAGTTTCCATTGGCGTTAACGAAGTCCAATTCAGACATCAGGGACATAACCAAAAGGCAGGGCGTTTACACAAAGGACTTCAAGGTACTTGCCACGAGTAATAACAACAGGCTGTTAAAATACATCTACAACGCCAATGCCACCGCCATAGGTGGCAGGGATTGTTCGGTAAGCTACAACGGTATGCCTATCCTTACGGGCTTGATATTCGCCATAAAGGTAGAGCAAAGGACACAAGCCGACGAGTACACATTAAGGATTTACAGCGACAACGTGGACTGGTACACATTGTTGGGCGGTGCTACCATAAACAGCTACGACTACGGCAATGCTGAAGTAGCAAGTTTCGGTATGAGCAACGGTCAACTAAGCGGCATATTACCAGCTAATGCCACGCAATCGACATTGAGCCGTGCATACATTGAAGCTAGTTGGAGGTTTCCAAGTTTGTTTGATTATGTGTACCCATTGATAAGTTACGGGCAGCCTGATAACGGAGCATCAAACGGCAATTCCGTAACCGAAACGGATATGCGCCCTGCTATCTACATCGGCAAGATGTTAACTAAGGCATTTTCAAGCATAGGCTACACTTTGACAAGTGATTTCTTCAGTACGGGCATAGGTTCTAAGTTGATACTTCCGTTTACTGGCGATGGGTTTGTTCAACCGTCAAGCTATACGGATTTATACGCTTTGTCAGCGGAACAAACCAATCAAGTTAGCTTAGCGTTTAGCCAGTTCCAAAGCACGTTCCAAGGTAGGTTGCCATTGAACGTAGACGTTAATGACCCTAGTAACCAGTACGACACATCTTTATTCCAAATTGATTTAGTCCAATCGGGTGATTATGTTATTGACCTTTTGGGTATTATTAATCTAAGGGCATTTTCTAATATAGTCAATATTACGTTAAATGATGTTTTAGATTTTTATGTTGCCATACGTGAAGTTGGTAGTACGACTGATAAATTTAGGATTTACAGTGACCTTTTTCAAACACCGAGTATAAATATATTTGGGGGAACAATATTACCTAATGGCTTAGCGGTTAGGTTTGAGGGGACAAGCGTACCAATATCGTTAGATGCTGGTACATATGAGTACTATGTTTCTTTTAAAGTGAAAAGCATTACTGATGTACAATCAGGACAGGCTCAATCTTTATCGTTAAGGGCTGGTATAGGTAGTAAAATGACATTTACCATGCAACCGCCAATAACAAAAGACCAATCGTACACAGTAGCTAATACAATATCTAATACTAAAGTACTTGATGTTATCGCTGGTTTGCAAAATATATTTAACCTATATTTTAATACTAACACCGATGCACGGACGGTTACGATTGAGCCGAAAATAGCATTAGTAAAACCGCTTTCACAGGGCATTGACCTTAGTGGTAAACTGGATGTAGAAAACAGGATAACCACGGATATAATCCAAAACTACAACCGCAATTTGCAATTCCAATACGCCAACGACAGTAAAGACGAATGGCAGGAGGCTTACAACCAAGAGCAAGGTAGTATTTATGGAAGTGCTTTATATGACCTTGGTGCCGACTTTAAAGACGGTACTACCCAACTAGGGACTAAAACCTTTGCCGCTACACTATTGTACAACGTGCACCCGTGGAGTCCAAGCGGTTGCCCTATTCCCGTAATGTGGAACGTGAACGCACCAAGCCCCCCGAAGTCTTTTGATTTTTTGCCTAGAATACTTTACTACAAAGGTTATGTAGAGATACTTCAGACGGGCGGTATAAAAGCTAGTTGGAACTGGTTAGATGTGTCATTAACCACCATACCGAGCAGCTTCATGCTTGACCCCGACACGGCAGCACCAGCGGACGTTAATCTATTATACAACGACAGCCCCACCCAAAACGGATTAGTGAGGACTTACTATAATGGCGATGTAGCGATAATCCACGATAGGAGGGTGCACAGGGCGTACTTCAAGATAACGGGCATAGACTTCCGCAATCTTGATTTGTTCAAGCCTATCTACCTTGACCACGTAAATTTACAGGGGTGGTACTATGTGAACCAAGTTATCGACTTCACCCCGAACAAAGAGAAAACCACGTTATACGAACTTGTAAAGGCATTCGACACGTTGCCGATAGATAGACCGATAGTTACCGAGATACCGACCATACAAGGCAGCACAAGACAATTGAGCGCAATCGGTGGCGGTACGTTGACAGGCAGCGGCAAACAATCGTTTGAGTCTTTAGTTGGCTTCAACGGTTCGGGCAACGTAGGTATAATCAGGGGCGGTGGTACGGTATTAGGTAACGGAAATATCCAAACCGTAACAGACCAACACATTTTTGGTAATTACAACTTTGGCAACGATAGTGTTTGGGTGGTAGGGTTGGGAACGGGTAACGACACGAGATACAACGGATTGCAGCTAACCACGGCAGGTGTATTCAAAGTGCACGGTGGTACGGTAAGGACAATAGTAAACAGCGTAATAACGGACGTTTACGCAACGATTGAAGGTAATTTAGAAACAGTACATTTGACAGGCAATGGATAAGGCATTAGTATATCGGGTAAGTTTTGACGGGCTGGACAAACAGCTTGACGCAATCGGCAAGGTCGACAGGGAACTGGCAAACCTAACCGCAACGGTTAAAGACCAGCGCAAGTCATTGGAGATACTTGAAAAGACGAACCAAAAAAACACACAGGAATATGCCGACCTAACAAATGAGTTGGGCAAAAACATAGTCCAGCAGCGAAACCTAACCAAGCAAAAGGGCGACCTTATACGGGAAACCCAAAACGAAGCAAAAGTCAACCAAGAGAACGAGGGCAGTATAGTTTCGTTACGGGCTCAGCTATCCAACCTTACCAAAGAATACAACAACCTAACCAAAGCCGAAAGGGAAAGCGCAAAGGGCAAAGACGTTCAAAACCAAGCCAAAGCCATCAGCGATGAGTTGAAGAAATTGGAAGGTGCGATAGGCGACAACAGGCGCAACGTAGGTAATTATGGTGATGCCCTAAAGGGGTTAAGCAGCCAATTTACCGTGGCAGGCGTAAATGTTGGGGGCTTGATAGATAAGTTCCAAGGCTTACGTAACAACGTAAAAACGGTAGTCGATGGATTGGATAACGCAATCAACTCGATACAAGATAGTTCAAAAGCAACTGAAGGGTTTAATGCGGCAACGGGCAAATCAACTGGCATATTAGGCAGGGTGGTAGGTTCGCTCGGCAAGTTCAGATTAGCGTTAATCGGTACTGGCATAGGTGCAATAGTTGTGGCATTGGGTAGTTTGTTAGCGGCTTTCCTTTCTACACAAGAGGGCGTTGATGCGGTTACCCGTATATTAAAGCCGTTCCAAGTAGCGTTCCAACGTATTATAGGATTGTTCCAAGAAGCAGGAACAAAAGTATTTACGCAACCTAAAGAAGCGTTAAAGGACTTGGGCGATTTCATAGTTGGGCAATTCACTAATAGATTGGATGCGTTGCGCAATATATTCAACTCCACAATCAGCGCAGCTAAAAATCTAGGGAGTGCATTTACTTCAGCCATTACGGGCGACTTTGACGGTGCAAGAGCCGCACTAAGTTCCGCAGGCGATGACATCAAAAACGTAGGTTCTAACTTTGTAGACTTGCAAACGGGCGTTAAGGGTACTATCACATCACTTACAAACTTTGCCGTAGAAGCAATTAAAACGGGCAAAGAACTTGCAGATTTAGGCATAAAGATTGAGCAAGTAGAAAACAGGAACAAAACACTTATCGCAAGCCTTAACGCACAAATCGAAGCCGAAAAAGCATTGGCAGCCGACACGAGCAAAACAGCAGCCGAAAGGGAAGCTGCAGGAAAAAAAGCGACAGAACTTATCGAGCAAAGAAAGCAAGCGGAACTGGAATTGATAGAATTGCAGATACAAGAATTGACCATAAAACAGGGGTTGAACAAAACAAGCAGAGAAGAGGAGGGGTTACTTCAAGACTTGATAGCCAAAAGGGACGAAGCTAAAAGGGCGGCAGCAGCGGCAGGCAAAGAGGTAACAAGCCAAATCAATGCAGCCAACAAAGCGCAAGAGGATGCAATCAAAGCACAAGTAGAAGCCAACAAAGCGGCACTGGATAAGATAAAGCAAATCAAACAAGCCAATGACCTAGCATTGATTGACGGTACAGAGGAGCGCACCCGTGAGGAGTTAAGGTTGCAGAACGAATCGAACCTAGCAGGGGTGGAACAATTAAAGGTTTCGGAAAAGATTAAACAGCAGATACGGGACGCATTCAACGAGCAATACAAGATTGCCATTGACCAGTTGAACAAAGAAATAGCTGACAGGGAAACGCAGGCGCAATTTGAATTAAACCAATCAAGGCTAGAGGGCGAAAAGCAATTCATTACCGACAAACTAGCATTGGGTGAATTTGAACTGCAACAGCTTATTCTTCAACAGGAACGTGAACTGGAATTATTTGACGGCACGGAAACCGAAAAGAACGTACTGTTGCAACAACAGCTTAACGCCCGTAACGCCATTATCCAACAGAACGATGCATTATTGCTACAACAGAAGTTGGATAGCGAAAAAGCAAGATTAGAAAACGAACAACTATTAGCCGAAACACAAGCGGAAAAAGACAGGCTGGATTTTGAACTGTTGTTGTTCAAACAAGAGCAAGAACTGGCATTATTCCAAGGCACGGAGGAGCAGAAGACATTACTACTTACCAAGCAAACGCAGGAGCGCAACGCACTACTTGAAAAACAGGCGCAAGCACAAACGCAAGCTAACCTAGCTATTGCACAAAGCTATTCAGATTTATTCGGTGCGATAGCAGGATTGTTCGAAGAAAACGCAGCATTGCAAAAGGCGGCAGCGTTTTTTCAAATCGGTGTGGACACGGCACGGGCTATAAGTTCGATTACAGCGGCAGCAGCAAAAACATCAACAACACCGATTGACTTAGGTATCAAGATAGCCGCTGGCATTGCCACGGTACTGGCAAACATAGCCAAAGCAAAAGCGTTATTGACTGAAGACCCTGAATTTAAATACGGTGGCGTATTTGAAAAGTTTGCACAAGGCGGTCAACTGGCAAAACAGGGCGGCTGGATTAAAGGCAATTCACACGCTAACGGGGGCGTCAAGTTCTCGGTGGGCGGCAGGGTAATGGAAGCCGAGGGCGGAGAGATAATCGTGAACAAAGGTATTCAGAAACGCCCCGACTTCGTGCAAGCCATTTCAGAAATGAACTACCTAACGGGCGGCAAACGGTTCGAGACTGGCGGTATCGTTGCACCTAAGTTCAGCGCAGCAGGGGTGAGCATTGCAGCACAACAACAACAAGTAGGCAACATAACCCTATCCGTACCGCCTATGCAAGTGCTCAACAACGTAGTGGACACGACCGACCAGCAAAGTTCGATTATCCAAATCCAAAACCAAGTTACGCTGTAATGGAAATTAAGACAGATAAGGAAACATTAAAGGTGCGCCAATCACATTGTAACGGTTGCGAGCATAAAGAATACATAGTACCTATACTCAACCTAGTTGCCCAATGTGGCGAATGTAGGTGTATATTGAAAGCCAAACAGAACTTTAAATTCAGCGTATGCCCAGTAGGGAAATGGTAGAACAATTGAAGTCCTTTGTCTATAAAAACAGTTGGACGGCTGGCGAGGTGAGCGTGGCTTACCATGCTTATAAAGCATTAGGGCATAAGTACCCTAACAGCATGGGTTGCCCAAGCTGCATGAAAGCGATAATGAATTATTGGCGAGCATATCTAAAGGAAAATGGCAACGGATAAAGAGTTAATAGAGTTAGCAGATAAAGGGCTATTGTCAAAAGACACACGGGTAAAAGCTATAAAGGCTTATTACCGTTCATTACTTCCTAACACCCCCACCATCAAAGAGGCGGTACTCACTACCGCAAACAAGTTCGGTATCGACGAAAGTACCGTAAGGCGTACCGTCAAGTAATATTCATTTTGCCCATACTATAATATTTTACGTACCCATCTTTGTAGCATGGAGCGTGTGGTAAACGTAATGGGCGACATAGGTACGGACATCAACAGTAAGATGTTCATAGAGCAGTTGCAGTCTTACGGCTATTCACAACCCATACAAGTAAACATAAACAGTAACGGCGGCAGCTTGGTTGATGCCTTTGCTATTTACGATTACCTGCAAACACCTACGGGAAAGAAATACAAGTTTGAAGCCAATATAGTTGGCATGGCAGCAAGTGCCGCAACGGTTATCGCTTTGGCTTGTGGGGCTAGGATAGGTGAGAATTCGGCGTTCTTTATACATGAGGCATACTACCCTGAATACGACCCGAACACGGGCGAAATGGTGGTACTTGAAAGCATGAACGTAAGATTGGCAAATCTGTACAGCGAGCACACGGGACTGGATGTTTCCAAAGTGCGCTCAATGATGAAAGCCGAGACGTTTATGGATGCCGAGGGTGCTTATGAGTTAGGTTTCGTAAAGGGTATCAATACGCAGGTAAAGATAGCCGCAAACGCAGAGCAAGCCATAGCGGAATGGAAGCTTGCAATCGAGGACAGGACGTTTACGGATTACCCCGAAAGCGCAAGCAACAACGCCAAAAAGGCATTGGATTGGATTGAGGAACACGGACGGGACGTAGTCAAAGGCGGTACGGAAGTAGGTTTGGCAAGGGCTAGACAGTTAGCCAACAAAGAGCCGATAAGCGAGGACACCGTTAAGCGCATGGCAGCGTTCAACAGACACAAACAGAATAGCGAGGTTGCGCCCGAATATAAAGACGAACCGTGGAAGGATAGCGGTTATGTGGCTTGGTTGATGTGGGGCGGTACTTCGGGGGTGAATTGGGCAATAGATAAGAGTAAAACAATTTCAAACATACTTAACCTTTTAAAAGACGTAGACATGAGTTTTTTATCAAAATTGAAAAACACCATACAAGGCATCCAATCTAAAATGATTGACGGTGAACTTGCTGATGGTACAAAAGTAATTATCGAAAGCTTTGGCGAAGACCTTGGCGTAAACGACCTTGTTTCGGTAGTGACCGATGAGGGCGCAATTCCTGCACCCGATGGCGAACACCTTTTGAGCGATGACAAAACCGTTATCGTAACAGAGGGCGGCAAGATTACCGAAATCAAAGAAAAAGAAGTTGAAGCCATGAAAGACGAAAAACCGAGCGAAGTTGAAGCCGCCTTGTTGATGTTGGCTGAAGGCTTGCAAGCTATCAAAACCGAACTTGCGGAAATGAAAGCAGCCCAAACAGCACCAACGCCACAGGCTAAGCGTGTACCAACGGCAGTAGCGCAAAAAGTAACGCCTAAAGCCGATGCAGCACCTAGCAAAGAGGTTAAAGCCGCAGGCGGATGGGATAGCCTTGCAAAGTTCGCTCAGCGTTACGGTGAGAAAAACCACAAATTGAAATTTAACTAAAACTTACAAAAGACATACGACATGGCAAATGCAATAGAAATTATCGAAACATGGAACTCCGATTATGTAGCGGAGTTGTTTATCGAGCCAGCCATCGACACCGAGCAGGGCTTGTTCGCTGGCGGTTACACCGTGGACGCATTGGTTAACAAATCAAAGACGTTCTACGTTAACTCTGAATTGAAGTATATCACCAAAAAGAAAGACACTTGCGGTTTCACCCCTTATGGTACTTCAGACCTTACCGAGGTAACATTGAGCACTCAACCAATGGCTATCAATCTTGAGCAATGCGCTTCGGAGTTCTTTGATACCGTGTTCAAACGTAGCCTTAAAAAAGGAACAGGCGTTTACGACCTTGAGGGTACTGTTATCATGGATGCGGTTGTAACCAACGCACAACGTGCCATCAAAAACGATGCGTTCACTTTGGCTTGGTTCGGTGATACGTCTTTGGCAAGTACAGCGTTCCTAAGTCCGATTGACGGATGGTTCAAGAAGTTTGAGAACGATGCCGATGTAAACAAGTATTCAATCGGTTCAACTGGCGACTTCGCTTTGGAAGCCCTACGCACTATCTCTGATGCCGTTGAAACTTCTATTATCGAGCAAGACGACAGCAGCGTTTACCTTGTAAGCCGTTCCGTATATCAGAACCTTTTGAAAACTTACGAAGCCCTTGGTACTGATGTTGGTCTTACCCGTTTGAATGACGGTCATGACCTTATGTTCCGTGGCGTTCCAGTTATCAAACAGAACATTTGGGACAAAGCTATCAGTGACTTGTCATTGAGCAACAGCAAGCGCATTTTCTACGGTCCTTTGGCTAACCTTATGGTAGGTACTGACATTGCAAACCCGGGTAACGATGCTATGTTGTTCCTAGACCACTTGGAAGAAAAGACCTACTTTAAAGCGAACTTCGACCTTGGTGTACAATACACTTTTGGTAGCAAGATTGCTTACGCTAGGGGTTAATTAAATAACAAGGGGGTGTAATAGCCCCCTTATTTAAACTTAAAAATCATGTGTTTAACATCGAGCATAACATACACTTGCGAGGACGAAAGCGCAGTTGGCGGTTTTAAAGCCATTTACGTTGCCAGCCGTGACAGTATTGTGTCGTTTACCAAAGGTAGTGACCACACATACACAGCGGTAAGCATGGCAAGCACGGCAGTAGCCGACCAGTTCCACGAGATTGACCCGACCGACTACACAGCCGTGTTGACTTGGACTAACGAGTTGGCTGATGGCGGTTCAAACTCAATCAGTACCGACCTACAAATGACCGTACCTAAAATCGACACCGTAAAAAGTGCCAAACTTAACGCCTTAAAAGAGTGCTGCAAGTTGGTTGTTATCGGAGTAACGAACGAAAACAACGCCCTTGTGTTCGGATGGGACGAGCGAGTTGGCAAAGTTGGTGCATTGAGGGTAGCCGTTAACGGTAACATCGGTGCAGGACTGGCGGACGGCAACAACTACGGTCTACAATTCACTGGACAACAGGTAGAATTGCCGTACAACTTCCAAGGGACTATATTGGTTAGCGGTACATCGGTAGTTATTAGCTAAAGCTAAAATTATTTTTAGACTAATCTAAAATAGCCCTGCTTTTGTGGGGCTATTTAGTTATATTTGTTATCGTATGGTACGGAAGAGCGCAAAAGCAACAATAAACGAACCAAAGATACCGCAGATTTATGCGTTATCGAGGTACACCAACACAACGGTGATGCCAAATGCAGCCAAGTTTGACGACAAACTGCCGATAATACCGTTTTTCAAAGAGGATGCCAACAACTTTATCGGTACGTTGACCGAAATGTACAACCGTAGTGCGATGCACAAGGCTTGTATCTTGATAAAGCACGTGTTGGCGTGTGGGGACGGTATAATAATCAACAGGAAAGACGGCAATCCGTACGTACAAAACCCCGAACTTGAGGAGTTTTTGAACGAGGTCAACGCATACGGTGAAACGGCTGAAGATGTCATCAAAAAACAACTGTTCGATGACATATTGACGCAGATGCACACCGTAAGATTGACGCTGGAAACGGTAGGCGAGGGCGAAGATGCGATAGTAAACAGGAACAACCTAAGCGTAAGCCATGCCGACATCAGCACGTTCCGTTTAGGTAAGCCCGTTGAAGGCAAAATGAAAGAATGTTACCTTAGCTACGCATGGGATAGCGAGCTAAAGAAGTACGATGCCAAGGCGTTAGAAAAGGAAGCGGAAAAATTACAATTGTTCAACGGTGAAGATGTAGCCGAAAGCGTTATTTACAGCACTGCTTACGAAACTGGACGTTATTACTATGCCATACCCGACTACTTTACTTTGGAGTTCAAGAGGTGGGCGGATATAAGCTATGCCATACCTACGTATAACCATAGCAGGATAGAAAACCAGTTCAAGCCAAGCGGTTCGATGACGTTTATCGGCAGACCGCCAGAAGGGGCGCAACCGCAGGACTTCATGTACGAGGTACAACAGATGTTCACGGGCGAGGGTAACAACTCTAGGATGCTAATAAACATGGTTGAGAACAAAGACCAAGCACCGATAGTTGAATTATTTGACGATGCACCACAGGGCATATTTGAAACCTTGAGCGAGTTAGCCACACAGAGCGTATTAAGAGGGCACAGGATGCACCCGTCAATCCTAATGGCAACCGCTGGCAGTTTGGGTCAAGCCAATGAGTTAAGGACAATCTTTGAACTGTTTTATAAAAACGTAATCGAGGGCTACCAAAAAAGGGTACTAAGGACATGGGATAAAGTACTGGACTTTGCAGGGTTTGGCGAATACACATTGGACATAGCCAACAACAACCCTATTTCTTTGTTGGGTAATATCGACCTAAGCAACGTATTGAGCGTTAACGAGATTAGGACGGAACTAGGTTACGAGGAATTGGTGGACAAGCAAAGCGAGAAAACTTTAGCGGATAAACTAGGTGCTGAAAACGTGCGCTTGATGCAATCATACCTAGCGGATAACAACCTAAGTATAGAACAGAAACGGGGCGTACTAAAAACCTTGTTCAACCTAAACGAAGTGGACATCAACAATATTTTGCCATTACCAAACCCAACACTATGATAACGGTAAAACAGATACTGGCATACTTTCCAAATAAATCAGATGACCCTGCGTACTTTACAGCAAGGTTGCCGATTGTTTATGTGCAATACATCAAACCGTTTTTGGGCAAGGATTTTTATAACGAGTTGTTGACACAATACAATAACGACACCTTAACCACCGCAAACAGGGAGTTTTTACAAGACTACTTGCAGCCTATTATCGCTCATTATGCCATGTTCAGTACGTTGTCTTTAAGACGTGCCGAACCAGCGGCAAGCGGTATCACACAATCATTGCCCGAATTTGGGCAGACCCCTACCGAAGCACAAGTAGGATTGAGCACCACCAACATACTAGGTGCTGCCGAAAGTCTTGTGAAACACGCCAAAGACTTTTTGAAGGACAATGCAAGCGATTACCCGTTGTACAAATGTGCCGACAATATAAGCGGTGGTTACGGTTTGTACATGGGTTATTCAGACTCACAGGTTTACTTTGACAGAAACAGATAACGATGCCAGTAACGCCACCAGTACGACAGATATTATTGAACGACCACAAAGACTTGGTTGAAGCGGAACTGCATTACCCTAAAGGGTTCACATTATCGCAACGGGAAAGCTACCCGAGTAACACCATACACGGGCAACTGGAATGGAAGTTCAAATATATGCAAGAACCCGTTATCGGCTTTATAAGCGTTGCCAGTACGGTCAATGACGGAGATAGATACATCTTTACGGGCGTAGGTTCAAGTGCGGAATTTGGCGGTGCGAGCACAAACGACATAGTAAGTTACCTAACCGTTGACGACTTCGGGCAAACATACAACGCATGGGACTTTATCGCACCACAGGCAGGAACATTGGTTTACGCTACTAGCTTAGATACATGGTATTACTTTGACGGCTCGATTTGGAAGGATTTAGCGGCAGGCATAACCCCAACGGACAAAGACAATGCCACCGTAACGCTAGACGGTTCAGCCAACAACGGGGCGGTAGGTGATTATGTGGATTTATTCACACCAGCAGTCGGAAAGATATTCGAGGCGGTACTGTTAAAAAGCACGGGTTTAAACCCATTAGATGCGAGTATAAGTGTAGTTTTGCATGACGGTACGCCAGCTAACGACATAGAGATAATGCCAGCGGTAAGCACCGCAGAACTTGACGGGGTGCTGTTTAAATACGGGGCGAATGGCGAAGCCGTAAGCGGTGGGTATTCTTTGAAACTATTGGTAACGGACAACACGGTAACAGCAGGGACGGTTACGGTTGTCGCAAACTATTTAATCTAAAGCTATGAAGTACTTATTGATTGTTGTTTCGGTACTGTTCAGCCTATCCGTTAACGCCCAACGTAGCATACGTACTGGCAAGTTGTTTTTGGATGAGAGCATACAACTGAATAAAGTTTACAGCGGCGATACTTTGTTGTTTTTTGTACAAAACAAGGCAAGCGGTACGGGCTTATCTTTGTCAATTACAAACCCATCACTTTCGTTTGATTTTTCGGCTACCGAATTAGGTTTCTTTTTGAACTACACAAACACGGACACAAGTACGTTTGATGTTCGTGGGGAAGGCGTGTTACTACAATGGGGGGCGAATGATGGCAATGTAGGCATAGGAACGGAAACACCCACCGAGAAACTGCACGTTGACGGCACGGTACTTATTACGGACACGCTAACGATTGCGGACGGCAGCGAAAATAGCGGCTACGTACTTACAAGCGATGCAGCAGGTAACGCCACATGGCAAGACCCTAACGCCTACGGTGAGATGGGTTTTGGAGATAGCACCCGAACAATAGCATTGACCCAAAACGTATTTAGCGTTGTAACCAATTCTAATAACACATTATGGAGCACCGCAGCCGTTGACCTACACAACGTAACGTACAGCGGTGATAGCCTCATAATCGACAGCGCAGGGACGTACCAAGTAAACGTGCAACTAAGTGTTGAAGGTACAAATGCGAGTATTATTAGAATGGGGGTATTTATCAACGGGGTATTGGCTTGCACTTGCACGGGCTGGCAACAACTAAGCAACAATCTAATAATACAACTTACATACATAAACATAGATGCGTTAAACGCTGGGGACGTAGTGCAAGTAGTGATAACAAACACGGCTAACGGTGACGATGTTGATGCAATCGCTGGCAAGTTAACGGTCAATAAAATAAAATGAGATACCTAATACCCATATTACTTTTGAGCACAGCCCTACAAGCGAAGCCTAACGTCCGTATGATTTACGGGCTTACTGGTTTCGGGGTTAGCACCGTTGGCACGTTTATAGTGCCTTACAACAATAATTTGGGGGTGTCTATATTCGCTAGTGGTTTTCCGTTTGTTGGTGTGGCTATAATCTTTAAAAACAAATAGATGGGCAGGACTATAACAAGCCAAAAAGGTACACAATACACATTGACGTTTGCGGCTACTGAAAAGAATAGCAGCGGCAACTACGTAGCGTCCAACATTACTGGCGCAACGATTACGTTCAGCGTATACGATAGCAACGTGAACCTTAACTTATTGTTTAGCGTGGAGTGTACCATTACCGATGCGGCTAACGGGTTGTTCGAGTTTTTGCTGACCACTACCCATACCAAACGGGCTGGCAGTTTTGTTTGGAAAATCACAGCGGAATACGCCAACGGTAATATAGTGCCTTGGGGTAACGGTATATTTAAAATAGAGGACTTGGGATGATAACGGTAGAGGTAATAGAAAAAGACTTCCAGTTGGAAATAGGCGCAAAGAACATCGTAACTACTTGCGACCCTGCAACCGCCGTGCTTAAAAACACGGCTGGCACTACCCTATTGACCGAAACCATACCGAGCGGAGCAAGCGAGGACATAACCGCACCCAATTCAACTACCAACGTACAAGACCAATTAGGCACACCATTGGGAACGGTAACGGGAATAAGCGGTGCGACCAACACCCAAGCCGTAACGGTTGATTACCCTACCTTACAGGAGGTAATAGACGACAACACGGCAACCGACATAGGCAACGCAATCAACAGCGCAATAGACACGGACAAGCCGAGCGATGTGTTCGTGGTTACAGCACCCAACATAACCGATACGGCACTTAACAACGGCATAACGCTGACCCAAAGAAACAAGCTATACAACCTAAGACCGTACAAAACAGGACAAACCAATGCCATAAGCCCGTTTGATGACGGTACGTTACAAGAGGGCAGGGGGCAGGATTGGTTGACGTTGGACGACGGTACGCCACGCTGGGTGGAGATAACCACTAACCTATGGCAGGACAGGGCAAACGGGCTTGATTGGTACAACGTGATAATAGGCGCAAAGAACTATGACGACTATGCAAACGAAGCCAACACGTTGAATGTTGGCGGTTATACTGGTTTCAGAGTGCCGAACATAAAGGAACTGCAAACGATAACGCAGTATGCCGACCAGCCGATGGGTTATGCACCGTTCAACTACAACCAAGGCGTGAGCGGTTTGATAACGATAGTATCAAGCAACAGCGAGATGCCAGTTACAACCGATGTAAGGTGCGTTATATTGCAAGTAACGGCAGGATTGCCGACTGGATATAGTTTTATCAACAGGAACAAAGTTGGCGTTGGGGGCGGCAACAGTCTTAAGCGAGCCTTTTATTGCAGAACATCGACACAGCTATGAGGTACTTAGAAGCCATACAATTCATTGAGAACGTGCCACCGTTTGAGCTACCGATAAACGGAATACGGGAAATTGACAAAGTGATTGCGCATTACGAGGGACAGGGATATACCTGCGAAGTGTTGCCCGATGACGAAGATTTTGTGCGTAAACTAAAAGTACAATGAAGACAGGATTTTTCCAAGAGAGCCACGATGTATTCAGCATGACACGCTTGGCGATGTTCATTAACGTGTTGGTGGCATCGTTCGTAACGATAAGCGGCAGTAGTGTTATGTTCGTACTGGCGTACAAGTGTATGAGCGTTCCAGCTTGCGACATAGCGACCGTGCTAAATAGCGTGAGCATAGGGTACGATTATGTAACATTGGTTTTTGGTTTATGGATATTCGCATACGGGGGAAAGAATGCGGCAAAGTATATCGAGGTGAACAAAAAGAATAATTAACAATGCCTTTGGGGGGCGCAAACAAATGGAAAAGGTGGAGGATTTTTTACGCAAACATCCGACTTTGGGTTTTGTAACT